GAAGAAACTAGAAAAAAAATATCAAAGCTAATAAAGGTAAAGTTCCTAGTGAAGAAGCTAGAAAGAAAATATCAGAAGCTAAAAAAGGTGTTAAAAGAAAAGAATTTTCCGAAGAATGGAAAGCTAAAATATCTAATAGTCTTAAAGGGCGTAAAATGTCTAAAGAAAGTAAGGATAAATTAATTTCAACTAAAACTGGTATGAAATATAAAGAAAGTGTTTGTCCACACTGCAATAAAAAAGGGGGTGGTGGTAATATGAAGAGATATCATTTTAATAATTGTAAATTAAATTTGGGTAATTAAAAAAAATTAATTACCTTTGATTAAAATTAAAAAATATGTTTAAGAGTTCAGAGATTAAAAAAGTTAAGTTAAATGATGACGGTAGTGTTTCCATATTAACGATGAAAGGTGAGGACCGCTACACATCCAATGGAATTATAGCTTCAATTGTTGATATTGAAGGTAGAGGTAAAATGGGTGATAGAAGTGATGAAGAAACGGATAAAAAATTAGTTGCTTTTCATAAGAAACATGGTAATTATTTTGATGCTGTATCTAAGATTAGGTATACTGTTTGGGATTCAATCACATTGGATGATTATTTTAATAAAAAATCTGATATTCAATATAAACATCGATTAGACTTTTTATTCAAAAAAACCCCAGTGTTGGATTGTGAACGAGTTTCAGTTGTGGGACGTAAAAAGGTTTATTCATATGATGAAGCGATGTCACACTTCCAAGAGATTTTAAATAGAGGTGAGGAAGGTACAATACTTAAAGCTCCGACTGCAACTTGGAAAGATGGTAAACCAACTTGGCAAGTGAAGCTAAAAATCGAGGTTGATTTAGACCTTAGAATTGTTGGATTTAAATATGGAACTAAAGGTAGTAAGAATGAAGATGTCATATCGACATTAATCACTGAAAGTTCTTGTGGTAAGTTAACTACAAATCCAGCTGGTATGAAAGAGGATATGATGAGATATGTGACTGATAACCAAGATAAATTATTAGGTTCTATTGTTGAAATTAGATGTTGTGGTTTATCACAAAATAGTGATGGGGATTACTCTACACTTCACCCATCTGTTGTTGAGTTAAGAGACGATAAAACAGAAGCTAATTCATTAGAAGAGTGTATTCAAATTAATAATGCTGCTATGGGGTTATCTTAATTGCATACCAACCAATAAATTCTTTGTTTTTAATTAAAACTTCTTTTTTAGTGGTACGTCCTTGATAAATTGGTTTACCTTCATTGTAATAAGACCTTCTTAATGCTTTGGATGGTAAACCATTTTCTTTACATATTTTATCGAAATCACCATGACATTTAAATTTTAAACAATCATTAGCGTTATAAATATTAACTTTAATTGCTGATGGGTTCTCATTTTTAAGTTGTTTACCCTTTTTAGCTTTAGAAATTAAAAATTTCCGTTTATTTGAAAATTTTCGACCTTTAAGTGCTTTAGAAATTTTATTTTTTGAGTTAATACTCATTGTTTTACCTAGATTACTTTTAGATATATTATCTTTATGTGATTGAGATAACTTTTTACCTTTATGTGCAATACTTAATTTTCTTTTAGCTTCATCAGATTGTTTAAATTCACCACGATTACCACCACCTTCAGTCATATTATATCCGTTAATGTAAGAATCGTTTAAGGTAATATAATCTATTTCTAATTGATTACCCTCTTTTCTAGTTTTAACCTCAGTTAATATTTCAGATTCAAAGTTGGTCATACCATATTTATTAATCGCTTGATGGAAATGGAATTTAGATTTAGAACTAAGTTTAATATGTTCATATTTCCTAGTCTTAAAACTTCGCTTAGTTACACCGATATATACCTTACCATTAATTTTATTGGTAAATTTATAAACTTTGTAACTCATAACTTAATTGAATTAAAATGTTCATCTAATAACCAATTAATTAATTGAGACTTATTGATTCCGTCATCAACTAATTGTTGATAATTTTCTGATGATATGGTAATGGATAGTTTACCTTTTTTATTTTCTTCTTTATATGCTTTTCTTCCCATAATACTTATTTGTTTATATTAATAAATATCTAGAAATAAAGTAAAAGTCGCCTAAATACGAATTTTATTTAGATTTATTTTTGAAGTGTTCAGTAAGTAGTGAATCAATTAATTTAGATTTATTGTAGTTACCTTCTTCTAATTTATTTAGAAGGTTTTTATCTAACGCCACAGATATTTTAGTTTTTTCTTGTTTCATATTAGTAAATATAAATAAAATCGTTAATAAAGTCAAGATTTATTTGTTTATATGAATTATTTTCCATATATTTGTATAAATTATAAATAACTAAAATTTAAAAGATGAAAAAAATATTATTACTATTAACGATGGTATTAGCATTTAACCTATTAAATGCACAAGATTTAACAAAAACGACAGATTCAATGTCAGAACAAACTTATTGGTCAGTATCAAACCCACCATTATATGAGACGTTAGATGGAAAGTGGTTTTATTTAGACGTTTATTTTGGTAAAGATGATATTAATGAATATGGTGTCCCTAAAATAACCATGTTAACTGCTAAAATCGTTGGTTTAGAATGTGTTGAGAATGTTGAAACTATATTACTTTTTGATAATGGTGAGAAAATTAAATTAAAATCTTGGAATAAATTTAATTGTAAGGGTAACGCTTACTTTAATTTAAGTGAAGATGAATTAAATAAAGTATTAACACTACCATTAAAAACTGTTAGGGTAACTAATGGTCGAAATTATAAATCATTTACCATTGATTGTAAATCACCAGAACATTTTGTTAAGGTAAAAGGTCAAATGGATAATGGTTTATTTATAGAGAAGGTAAATTAAGTTGGAGATGAATATTGACCTTATAATTATAGGTTTCGAATATGGTGCTAAAGGTACTAAGAATGAGAATGTATATTCAACCATTAACTTGGAATCATCATGTGGTAAATTAAGAACCAATGCCTCTGGAATGACAGAAGTTATGATGAAAGATATAACTGAAAGAGCTGATGAACTAATTGGAACTATTGTTGAGATTAGATGTTGTGGTCTTTCACAAGACTCTAAAGGCAATTGGTCAACGTTACATCCATCAGTTGTTGAACTTAGGGATGATAAAGATACTTGTGACTCTCTTAAGACAGCACAAGAGATTGAAGCAATGGCTAAGGGATTGACAAAACAAATATCATAAATTATGGATAAAGGTGATATAACATTAATGTGGATTGGTGGTATATATGTAGTTGGTTTTATACTAACTCTATTGGTCCTAATAAAATATGGTAAATCTAAATTTGGGATTGATTATGACAAACCTAAAACATATGTTAATATGGAAGATTATGATTCTAACACACAAGCTTTTATTTGGTTTAGCATCATGTGGATTATTATAATACCGATAACCCTAATATTTATTGGGTTTAATAAATTAGAAAAATTAGTTCAAAAAGAAATAAATAAAAATAAAGAAAGTGATGGGTAAACTAGGAGATGATATAAGCCCTGAAATTACAGCTGAATGGGCTAGGAATAAAGGTCAAAATATTGTAAGTACCAAAGTAACTCTAGAAGTTAGAGAGTGTCTAGACGCTGTTGATAATGCTGTTAATAGAGATGATAAATCAGCTCAGGTTAGTGGGTCTTTACATGATAAAACTCTTGCAATTTTGAGAGGTCGTGGATTTAAGGTAGAATATACCACTGGATATGACCAAAGAGACTCAGCTTATCATACAATAACTTGGTAATGGGTTATAAGGATAGTCAAGAATTATTTGAAAAATTAAGAACGATTGCTAAGGAACATAACGTAGTAATTTGGACGGCACAACAACCACAACGTAAATTCAGTGGTTATAGTAGACAAATAACATTATCACCATATAAAGGTGAAGGTAGAAATTTAGGATTTTTTCCTATGGACCATATAAATTTAATAATAAAATGAAAAAACATAGTGCATTCCCTAAAATAGGGCAATATAGACAAGTAGTAAAAGAAGCTAAGCAAAGAGCGGCATACATTGGTAAAGATGAAAATGGTGACCCAATATATGACTATTCTAAAGTTGCGCCAACAATCAAGTTTAAAGGTACTGTCAAACTCCACGGGACTAACGCTGGTATTGGACATACTGAAGAAGATGGTCTATGGGCGCAATCAAGAAGTAATATTATAACTCCAGAAAATGATAACATGGGGTTTGCTAGGTATGTTGAAGATAATAAAAAATCTTTTGAAGAATTGGTTGAACACGTAAGGTATGTAAATTCTAAGCTTAATCCTAATGACGGTGTATTCATATTCGGTGAGTGGGCTGGTAAGGGTATTCAAAAGGGGGTTGGAATATCTCAAATTGAGAAGTCATTTTTCATATTTGATGTGAAAATTGTACCAGAGGATGGTACAGAGCCATATCATTTAGATTCTGATTACCTAAGAAGTAAAGAGCATAGGGTTTATAATATTCAAGATTTCTTGTGTTATGATATCGATATCGATTTTAACGCCCCTGAGTTAGTTCAAAATGAATTGGCAGATATTACCACCAAAGTTGAGGAATTATGTCCTGTGGCTAAGGAATTTAGAGTTGATGGGATAGGTGAAGGGGTAGTTTGGTCTAGTAATTTTGAGGGTCATAGATTTATTTTTAAGGTAAAGGGCGAAGCTCATAGCGTATCAAAAGTTAAGACTTTAGCTAAGGTTGATACTGAAAAGGT